ATTAAAGACCAAGCTACATTCTAAAGTAAACAAACTAAACAATTTAGTATTTAATAAATATGGAACTAATAGATTTAACAATTGAAGACGATGTAAAAGATGCTAGTGGCGTTACTGCCATTGCAACCGTAGATAGTCCTGCTATTGAACAAGGCTACTTTGCCTTTGGTTCTAACAAAGAATTAAAAACAATCCGTATTACTTGCGGAAGTCAAAAAGGAAACTTTGCGGCTCCTACAGGCGATAGACAAATACTTGCCGGTGCTTTAATGATCCCCGACATGGCTATTCCTAGAATAGACGAGAAAACAAAAAAGGAATACAACGTTAAATTCTCATCTAAAACTATTGAGCAAATAGTTAAGAAACACGCTAAATTAAGTTACGCTAATAACGTTAACCAAATGCACGATAACACACGCATGATTAACGATAGCTATTTATATCAATCGTTTATTATTAATCGTGCTATGGGTGTTAATCCGCCTTTAGGGCAGGAACATTTAGTTGACGGTACTTGGTTTGGTTTTATTTACATAGGTGATAAGAATGTTTGGGACGAATATATTAAGACGGGTATTTACACAGGCTTTAGTGTTGAGGGTAATTTTTACGAAAGTGTGGCTACTGAATTAAGCGATGAATTTTGCGCCCACCTGTTAAGTGTAATTTTAGAGTAAACAAAAATAAATCTTAAGTATTTAATAAGTATGAACGAACATAAAACATTTAAAGATTTGGTAAACTCAATTTTATCGCCTGCACAAAAGGAAACTTTTGCAAAGGCTTTTAAATTTGAAACACCAATTCCAGTTGTTGAGCCAGTTAATAACGCTGTGCCTGAGACTGTTCCGCCTGTAGCAGGTGAGATAAAAACAAAAGATGGTACGGTAGTAAAATACTCAACACCAATGCCAATTCCTAACGAGACAATCGTAACTGTTGTAACTCCTGATGGTGAGCTTCCTGCTCCTGCTGGTGACCATGTATTAGAAAATGGTGACGAAATTACAGTTGGTGATGCTGGTCTATTATTAGAATACGAACCTACTGAAGTTGTTGAGCCGGTTGCTCCTGTAACTCAAGAAGCTATGGACGCTGCGGTTAATGATGTTAACGCTAAATTAGATTTGGCTAACAAAACTATCTCGGCTTTAGTATCTCGTTTTGATGCAGTTGAAAAAGACAATACAGAGTTAAAAGCAACTTTAGCAACATTCTCAAAAACATTTACTGACCTTTTAAGTACGCCAATGGCTAACCCTATTGTTACACCTGAGCGTTCTTTTTCAAAGCAAGATAAAATGTTTAGCAAATTAGGATTAAACAAATAAATATAAACAAATAAAAAAAAATAAAAAATGGCATATTCAATAACAGCGGTTGCATACGTAGAGCAACCAGAACAACTAATCTACGCAAAGTTATTCTCGGGTTCACCAACAATGGACTTAGTGAAAAACAAACAGACTGGCATTAAGTCGGCTGAAACTATTAGTGTAGTTAACACTCGTGGTGTGTTCCAAGCTCAAGCGTGTTCTTTTAACGCTTCTGGTTCGACTGCAATCACTCAACGTACTATCACAGTAGGTAAATCAAAAATTGATATGCTTTGGTGTGAGCGTGACTTAGAGCCGTATTTCACTCAAAAGAAATTAGCTGCAGGTGGTGATTATGACTCTTTAGCTTACACTAAAGAAATCATTGATAACACAATGGAGAACGCTAAAAAAGATATCGAAATTGCTTTATGGCAAGGTGATACAAACTCAACAAACGCTTACTTAAATCGTTTTGATGGATTTGTAAAAATTATCGGAGCTGCTACAATCGGTGGTACTTATTCAGGTACTGCATGGTCTGAAGCTAATAGCCGTGTTGCTATCAAAGGTTTAGCTAATTTAGTTATTGCTGACAATGATGTTTACCAAGGTAACCCAACTATCAAAATGTTAATGTCACCTCAAATGGCTGCAACATACCGCTTCAAATTACGTGCTGATAATTTATTCAACACTACAGGTGAAGAGACTAAGTTGTATGCTGAAGGTGCAAACATTGAAATCGTTGAAGTTGCTGGTTTATCTGGTTTAAATTACATCTACGCTATCGAGCCAGAAAATATGTACATCGGAACTGACATGGCTAACGAAGAAGAGAAATTCAAAGTTTGGAAATCAGATGACGATCAAAACTTAAAGTTTCACGCTGAGTGGAAACTAGGAGTACAAGTTGCTTTTCCGTCAAGAATATACCGCTACCTTGGGGTTTAGATAAATAAATAAATAAATTGAGGGGTAATTAAGTTTACCCCTCTTAATTAAAAAAATATAAAAACATGGCATTATCAAGTTGCCCGATAACATCGGGAATAGCAAGAGATTGTAGAGATGGTTCACCCGGACTTACAAACGTTTATGCCGTAGAATTTTCTAACTATACACAAGGAACTATTACCGCTGCAAGTGGTAGTATTACTAACGTAGCTTCTTTTTTACAAACTGGTAAAAAGATGTGGGGTTTTGAATTTGACTATGGTAAAGCGAATGAGACTGAGGTGTTAACCGCTAATACAAACGGAACATTAATGAATGCAATTACTTTGAATTTATACATTCCAAAGAAACAAGCTGCAGTTGCTCAACAAATTTTATTGTTAGCAAAGCAAGATACTATTTGGATGGTTAAGGATAAGAACGGTGCATTCAGATTATTAGGACAAGAATTCGGAATGAGAATTACAACTGCAACCGCTGCGAGTGGTGCAATGGGTAATGATGATTCGGGATATACAATAGTGTTAACAGGTGAAGAGAGAACGTTTGCAAACGTTGTACCAAACGCTTTAGCTGCTTTACTATTGATACCTGCTTAATTAACTTCTTAAAATATAAATGTAAGTCCTGAGACCCGTAAGTTTCAGGCTTTTTTATTTTAAAATAAATTTTTTTATATAAAAACAAATGTTTACATTTGTAATTGTGTGCTGTCGCCTTTACGTTTAACAAAGTACACTTTATAAAATGGGACTTATAATAGTATTAGGTTATTCTATAATAGTAATATTTTTACTCATGTATTTTTCTAATAGAAAGTAAAGAGCGAATAGTAGATCCAAATAAATTTTTAGTTATGGCAATTATTATAACACTTACTTGCACTTTTGGTAGTGCTTTTATTGGGTTTATCGCTGGTTTCCTTATAGGAAAAAAAAGGATATAAACTTTTATAAATTATAAAATGGATGTAGCAAGCGCAATAATGTTAATGATTGGTTTTTTTATTATAGGATGGCTTTCCCATGTTCTTTGGGTTAAGAAGTCTTAATAAAATTGAATCGTGATTTTCTAATTTATTTTGTTTTAACTATTCTAACCAATGAAGTATCTTTATTATTTCTTTGAACTTCTTTATAAATTGTGTCGTGAACGATTTGGATTGTCGGAAAAATCTGCTTTGATTGTTCAGGCTGTTTTTGCTGGCATTGTCCCGCCAATCCTATTAGCGCCCCTAATAACGCTCCTATCGTTCCTGATAGCAAATTGGTAATTCTATTATTTTTTCTTTCTGATGCTTTATCTATAAAGCGTTGAGGTTCTTATAAAATCGCTGAGGTTTTAGTAACATTTCAAAGTTTTTAGTATTTAATAAGTATATGATGCAATTAATAACAGGGGCTAATACTATTGATATTTCGGTAACGGAAAATTCAACTATTGCAAATCCTCAATTTGTCTTTGTATTCATTAATGATAATACAGGTCGCAAAGTAGCGTGTACAAGTACTTACACTAACTTAGATAATAATAAACAACGTTTTGTTATAACCGTTGGAGCGGCTGTACCTTTAAATGGCAGCGTTTTATTTGATGACTATGGTAGTTATTCATTCTACGTTTATCAATCGGCTAATGCAGCCGCATTCAATTATGCAAATATAAATACAACAGATATTAGAACGTTAACAGGTGAAGTTGGAAATGGTAAGGCGTGGTGGAAAGCACCCTCAGTAACTAATATTTATTATAAAGATGTAAGAACATCAATCGTAACAAATGGGCAATAATATAACACAGGTCGGTAACCTTTTACAAATAGAATTTGATAGTGCATTTTCGCCTGCTATTAGAAAAATATCTAGTGGTAAATATCTACAATGGGGGGAGCATAACTCACACCCTAATTACTTATTAGAACTATACAATAGAGATGCCGTTCACGGTGCTATTATAAAGGCTAAGGCGGACCATGTTTATGGACGTGGCTTATGTTATGACGAAAGCAAATTAACGTTATCACAACAAGCGCAATACGATAAATTCTTATCACACGCTAATCGCTTTGAAGATTGGAATAGTCTATTTAGAAAGAACGTAACACCTTTTGAAATATTTGATGGTATTGCTTTACAAATAGTTTACGATTTTAACGGTAAAATAGCTGAGGTTTATAACCAAGAATTTAGTAAGTTTAGACGTTCACCAGATGGTAAAACTCTTTTCTATTGTGAGCAATGGGTTGACGATAATGGTTGTGTAAATGACCAAGCACATAAGCATAAATCATTTATTGAATATCCTATTTTTAACCCTAACATTAGAACAGGAACTCAAATACTTTATTACAAAACAGAAGTAATGAGTGCAATGGAATTTGGCAATATTTACCCAGCACCTAACTACCAACAAGGCTTACAGGATATTGAAACAAATATTGAGATAACTAACTTTAACTATTCACATTTAAAGAATGGCATGTTTGCAAGTGCTATGTTGAGTTTATTTAACGGTGAGCCAACTCAGGAAGAGCAAAGAAAATACGCTAAATTCTTTGACCGTAAATTTAAAGGTAGTTCTAACACGGGTAAAATGATGTTTAATTTTGTTGATAAAGGCGGTCAAAAAGCTGAGTTAACAACGTTTTCACAAAGCGATTTAGATAAAATGTTTGAGCAGGTTGCCAAACGTTCACAACAAAATATATTTACAGCGCACAGAACAGATCCTGCTTTAGCCGCTATTTTTGACGGTTCGGTTAACATTGGCGATAACACTATTTATTTACAAAAGTTTGAAAGATGGTTGTTTAGTTATATTGAGCATAGACAAGAAATCCACTTAAATATAATTAAA